CAACAACGCCATTTTTAACGATTGCAAATTTATTCATTTCACACCTCAGATAAAAGTCGTGATGCAAGCGTAACCATTGCCGCCAGCGCCGCCAGCGCCAGAGCTTGTGGCTTGACCGCTGCCGCCGCCGCCGCCGCCAGAACCGCGAGCGCCAGCACCACCAACCGCGCCAGCACCAGTGCCAGCACCACCACCGCCGCCACCAGCAGAGCCTGCAAATCGCCCTGCTGTCAGTGAACCAGCGGTTCCAGCCGTAGGCGTTGTTTGTGATAAACCAGCAGCCCCCCCAGTTCCAACAGCAACTGTTCCATGCGCTCCACCCGCTCTAGGATTTGTAGCCGTTGTTGACAGATAAGAACCACCAGCGCCGCCGCCAGCACCAGCAAATAAAGAACCGCCGCCATTTCCTGTCCAATAACTGCTACTTACTTGAAAGACTGTGCCGCCAGCAGCACCACCATATTCACTACTTCCACCTCTTGCAGTAGCGTCACTGGTAATGGTTCCTGTTGTAGCTGCAGCAGCTCCCATGCCGCCAATGCCATTACCACCGCCTACACCTATCCAGTTAGCAGCTATGTTGTCAACGCCATTACCAGCGCCGCTACCAGCATAAGACCTTTGGCTTGAGGTGTAGTATCCGCGCTCGCCAGATTTGCCGCCGTAAGCAGTTGCCCAAGAGCCAAAAGTAGAGTTTCCGCCGTTGTTGCCATCAAGACCATTGTTGTCGGTTACAGTTCGTGCCACGCCGCCAGCGCCGCCAGAACCAATAGTTACTGTTTCTGTTGAGCCAAGAGATGTTGCGCTAAAATATCTTGAAACCCGCGAACCGCCACCGCCGCCAGCGCCGCCACCTCTGTAAGTGCCAGTTGTCAGGGCCCCACTACCGCCGCCACCGCCAGCGCCTAGCACTTCAACCATGACAAATTTTGCTCCATCTGGCTTTGTCCAAGTTCCAGATGATGTAAATTCTTGAATATCAACTGCGCTGGCGCTACCACCTATCTGAGCCCAATTTACACCATCAACAGGTGTGACACCCGTGTTGACTGTTAAAGCGACAAACAAATTGCTGCTATAACTTACGCTATCACCAATCTGATAGGTTGTTCCTGCGTTATATGCTCCAGTGTAATTAGCATAAGCGGCAGCAATTGTTGCAGAATTTTCAGCATCAACAGCAGACGCAGCAGCGGCAACGGCATCAGCATCAACAGCGGCAGATAAAGTGTCTAAATAATCAGCCTGACTATTTGCCTCGCTCTGGAAAGTCGGCAATGCGCCCAGAAACGCATCAGCATCAGTGCTGAATGTCGAAGGCGATTGTGACCGCGATGGCGGTGTAGGTAAATTGGAAATATGCGGTGCGGTCATTAAACCAATCCTTCAACCTCAATGGAGCAACTTGAAACGCTAGGTGTAGATAACACTATATTAAATTGTTTGTAAAAGCCATAAACAACAGTCTCAGTCCTATTTTCATCGCCAATAAAAACTGTGGGCGTAGTTCTGATATTAGCTAAGACCTTTTGAACGGACGCAACTGATAGCGTTTCAACAGTCACATCATAATCTGCCCGTTTGCTAAATGCCCGTTGCAAAATGATAGTGTTGCCAAAATCATCTGTTGTTTTAACTGAATAGTCCATGATTGAAACTGAAGTGTCAAAGTTGGTTACGCCAAGGGTGCGCTGCACGCCAAGCACCATTTCGCCGCATTTTGCAGTTGCTGCTCCTGCGTCAATATAGGCAGAAATAGATGCACTGGAATAGCTTGGCAATGACAAGAAAACAGCATCACTCAAATAACTAATTGGCTCAAAGAAATAAGTCCACCAATCCAAAACAACGGATGTGTCGAGTAGTGACCGAGTTTCAGTATAAACCAACCCTTCTGTTGGGTCGGTGACTGAAATTGTTATTTCTGTGCCTTCTAGTTCAAAAAATGCTGCGCTATTAGCAACTTGATTAGGCACAATCCCAACCCGAACAGAACCACTATTGGTGGTTTGAGTGCTGATGATGTTATCAAACATCCTGTAGCGGTTTGTAGCACCAAGATTTAACCAAGTAGGACTTGTTTTGGCAGCACCAATATCAGGCTGGTCAGTTGTTGACGAAACAACGACCTCATAAATATCATGGTCATAAATAACTTGCTGGCCCAGTGTGTAAGTGCCAGCAGTCCAATTAGTTGCGTCATTTTCAAGCACATTGCTATAAACCAAGCCAGCCGTCCCAATGACATCAGCAGAACGAACGACTGTGGCTGTTGTCGTTGCGATATAGCTTGTTGCACGAATGCTGTTTTCAGCCTGTGCGCCCCAAGCATAAATCGTGCCAGTTCCAGAGTTTGCGGGATAAATTTGAATAGTGTTTGCAGCGGCTGTTGTCGCAATCGTTTTAAGCCTAATGCGATACCAACCATTCAGATATGAAACAGCATCAACAAATGAACCCACGGATGCCGTAACAGTCGGAACACCACTTGCCCAAGTAATTGCGGCATTACACCTATCTGTTGTAGTTGCATTATCAACAACTTTAATTCGACTAGCGGAGGCAGTTCCAGCCTTAATCCAAACAGAAATTGATTTGACAGCATTTCCAGTAAAGCTGACGCTTTGCGAGACATAACCATTGGCAGTTGTCGCATTAAGCGTATCACCCGCCAGCGTGTTGTCTGGCGATGTTTGCGAATTTGCAGTTACTGTGACATTGGTTTTAGACCAACTTGCATTAGAAAAATCAGCCGATTGCAACACCAGATTTGTGCTGGCATTTTCAATTAGCAATCCCTCTGGGTCGCCAGTTGTCGGATTAAATGTAAATCGTGCCTCGTTCGTCGTTGCCGTAGTAACGTATTTGCTGGAATTAATATATGATGCACTGGAAGCCCTTGTTAGAGCGCCAGCGCCTGTTTCTTTTGGCGAAATCAGCTTCATTACGCCACAATCCTTTCAGGCGGTAAACCATCGCCATTCCAGCGGTTCAAGAGGTCATAGCTCTTACCAGTATTTTTAGCAATTTGATACATTGCAACTTTTAATTCATCTCGCAGCGATTTAACATCTTCCGCAGAAGCCCCGCTATTCATCATGCCACTAAGCTGATTCGCATTGTAAATACGGCTTGGGCCAGTAACTTCAAGTTCTGGCCCGTTTTCGCCAACGATACGCAAGCCGCCGCTGTGTAGACCGCCGTTAGCAAACGTTGATTTAGTAGCAGCATCAATCATGGTTCCCATTATGGATTGCCCTGCACCACCCATACCAAAATTAATGCTCTCAATTGCCGAAATGTGAGTCGATGACCCGCGAGGAACAATCGCGCCATTCGGCAACATCACATATTTATTAGGGTCTAAATATGGAGCAATGTTTCTGGCATCATTGGGACTAATGTAGTGGTCAACACCAGTGCCACTGAACATATCTGCAACACGCTTTTCAAATGCGCCGATAATCTGGCGATACTCAGCGGGAATTTCAAACATATCTGGGCCAGTAAATGTCAGGCCTTTTTCAGCAGCGGTCAAAGCCTGTAAGCCAATTATAGCATCGCGGACACTAAGCATACTTTCATTCAACGTGATAAATTGACCAACTTGTGCATTCAAAGTTTCAAGTTGCTGTTCTGCAATTGACACTTGATTGTCTGCAATGCCAGCAACCGATTCAGTATCAGACTTTAGAATAAGCAACTGCCGCATCATTGAAGTGCGGTCAGTGGCATTGGCAATTATGGAGTCACGAAGCTGTGCGCCAATATCAGGCAATTCCTGCATCGCTTCAACATTGCCAAGGCGAGCCATGTTTAAAGTGCTGCGAAAACGCTTGTTCAATTCCTCAAGTGAACCACCGCCCGTTCCAGTCAGCGGGATAATGGTAGACGCAAACTCGCGTAGGCTATCACCAAGGGCGGAAAACTGGTCAATTGTCCCTTGAAGTGCAGTAGACTCGCGCTGGTAGGCTTCTTTCAACTTTTCATTAAGTGCACTAATCTCAGCAGCCCTAGCTTCCTGCTCCGCCAGTTCACGCTCCATACGGGCTTCACGCGCTGAACGACGAGCCTGAACCATTTCACGGCGTTCTGCGCCAGCAACATTTGTCGTTTGTTCTGCCGCTTGCTTTGATGCAGCCGCTTGGTCTTCTAAAGCGTAAATAAGTTCCTGCATTGGACGCAGGGCGGAGTCCATTGCTTCCAATTCAAGCTGACGGCGTGCAGCAAGAGCGCCAGCCGCATTGCCCTGCGCTTCCATAAGTTGAATTTCTAACTCACGGCGCGGCCTGTTGGCGTCAAATATCGCCTTAGCTTGCTTTATGGCATACAGTTCTTCTAGCTTGGCGTAGTCAGCAGCAGACGCACCAGCTTCTTTAAAGATAACCTTTAGCTTTTCCATTTCAGCAGATAGCTCATCAAGGCTTGAGCGCAGCGGGTCGCTTTCTTTGAGTAAGTCCTTAAACACTTGGTCAAACTTTAATGCCTTTTGCACTTGCTCGTTTAGGTCGTTGCCAGCACGAATAAGGGTCTGCGCTCCAGCACTGATACCCGTAACGATACCTTGCTGGATTGCCAGTTGCGTGACGTATGCAACCGCTGCCGCTTGGTCTTCGCCAAAGTTCTTAACGCCAGCGCCCTTAGTGCGGCCAGCGCCAGTAGGGTCAACCACAAAGTCCTTGTTACGCATACCAAGGCTAACCTTGACGTTACCACCCAATGTGCCGCCAAGCTGCTCTGCGATGCTGCCAAGACCCTTGAGCAAGCCAGTAGCCATTGTGTTAGCAACATCTCTTAAAGCTGCGCTATTGCCAGACAGTGCAGTTTGCATACCTTGACCAGCTATCTGCGAAATGGTTGCAGAAGCCGTTTTGGTTTTCTTTAGCATACCGCCAATGACACCGCCCAAAATGCTGCCAGCAATAGCACCAACAGGGCCAAACGCAGCCATGCCGATAGCTCCGCCGATTTGTGCGCCAGCTTTGCTTGATTTAATTCCTACAGACTTAAATAAGCTATCAACACTTTCCCCAACTTGTGCGCCAGCTATCACAGCAGATAATGCTGCGCCAAGTTTCGGAAATGTAGATGCAATAGCCTCGCTTATTTTTTTGGTTTCGCCATCTTTGAAAGTTATTTCTGTTTTTAAAATACCTTGAATGCTTCGACCAACTTTACCACCAATCATGCCAGCGGCAGTTTCAAGATTGTTGGTAAGGGTTTGCAGAGCTTCAATGTCTTTATCTATAACGCTTTTAGCTTCTATATTAGACGTTCGCGCCTTGTGATATTCTTCCCATGCCGCTGTGCCATACTTAAGAATGTAAGCTTCTTTTTCTAAAAGCAGAACAGCTTTTTCACGCTCAACACCAACAAGGCCAAGCAGAGTTGCTTCGCCCTTTAATGTAGTCATTGTGTCTTTGTGCACTTTGTTGGCGTCAATAATCGACTTAGCGTAGTCTTTCAGTTTTTCAGAAACTTCTTGACGTATATCTGCCGCTTGTTGAGTTAAGGCATTTAACATACCTTGCTGACGAATTTCATTGGCAATATTGTTACCAGCGCCCTCTTGGGAAGCTTTATTGTATTTTGTGCGCCCAGCAGCCGCAGCCTCTAAAGCTAATTTTTCAACGTCAAACGCTTTGATTTGCTCTGGCGTCATGCCAATTTTTTTGCCTTCTTCAACCATATCGGCCAAGGCATCACGATATTTCTCAAGCGGGTCGATGGCTTCTTTTGCTTTTTTACCAGTTTTTTCAATAGCAGCAGAAACATTTCGCAAAGGTGGCTCTACTTGATTGTAGACTTTTTTGCTTTCAATTATAGCATTGCCGTTCTTTATCAAAAATTCATTAGCTTCTTTGATAGCCGCAGCATTCTTTTTATATTCAATTGCAACTTTGCCTACCATACCGCTTTTCGCAGTATATGCTTCTATATTTTTATTGCGCTCCATAAGAACATTTCGTTCACTCTGAACCTGAAGCAAACCTTCATAACCTCTTTTAGCCGCCGCTGCAAAATTCTTATCTTGCGTTGCAGCCAGCCGACCAAGGTCATTGATAAGGTTCTGTGTTTCTCCCCTAGCTTCTGATTGCGCTGTTACAAGCATATAAATAGCGCCAACAACAGCGCCGATAGCGACAACAGCTAGTCCCCAGCCCGTTGATGCAAGGATTGCTTGTAAGCCCTTAATTCCAGCCCCAGCTATTGCCGCCGCTGTTGTGGTTGCCCCTAGTGCAAATTGCATGGCTATTAGTTGAGCAATATATGCCGCTATTGCTTGAGCAGCTAATGCGGCACGAAGCGCAAGAAACGCAGCGGCCATTCCAGCAACAGCCACTATTACAACTTCAGCTACTCGCGCAATTTGATTTAGATTATTTGATAAATAAACTATTCCATCAGCCAATGCCGCCGTGAAGCCAGTAGCTCTATCAGCTTCAGCGACAAACAGCATAAGAGAATTGCTTAACACTGTCATGGATTGGCTGACAGTCATTGGCATTCTGCTAAATTCACTGTCAATATCATCGCCCATTTTAAGCAATGCCGCATAAACTTCTGCGCCAGTTAATTTGCCTTGAGCGCCTAGTTTGCGTAATTCACCAACAGTAATGCCCATGCCTTCAGCAATAGCTTGAGCAACGCGAGGCATACCTTCCATTACGGAATTAAGTTCATCGCCTCGCAAAGCGCCAGATGCAAACGCTTGGCCTAACTGCATAAGCGCACCAGATGCTTGTTCAGCACTGGTTCCAGATACAATCATTGCCTTGTTAATGGTTTCCGTTACGCGCATAACAGACTGCTGGCTTACGCCTAAATTTTCTGTTGACCGTGCAAGGCGCGAGAAAAGCGAAACTGTGCTTTCATAGCCAACGCGAGTATTTTGCGACAATGCGAACAACTGCTTTTCAGCAGAGGCTAATTGCTGTGCGCTATTTGTAACCAAAGCAAGTTGACCGCTCATGCGTGTAAATGTGTCAGCCATTAAAATAGCTTCGCGTGCTATAAGCCCAATGCCTAGCGATGCCAAAGCAGCACCAAAACCTCTAAGTGCAGAAGAAGCTTTGGTAACGCCCTGCTCAACCCCAGTTGACGAGCGATTAAGCTGGTCTAAATCTGTGGCAGCTTTCTTTACCTCACGGCTGTCAACTGAAATTCTGAGATTAGCTAAATCTGCCACGCGCAATATCCTATGAGGCCCAGAGCGTTATCGCTTAATTCAGGTCATAGCACAAGTCTGTCATCTTGTCTTGGTATTGATGCGATTACTCCAATCAGACATCGCATTAGATATTTTTTCGCGCATTTCATCAGTTAGTATTTTGGCATCTGACCACGGCGCTGGTGTATTAGGTTCAGAACCAACAGATAGCATCGCAGCATATTCATGGGATAATCGCCTAATTGTTTGGGCTTCCCAAGGTGTCAACGTCACGCATTGATTTGACATCCATGCCGCCAAATCAATTTCATCTATCGCTATGTTTCCACCCATGCCAATGGGCTTAACAGGGCCTACCTCAAAAAGTATTTCAATGAGGTAGGCTCCGCCAAGCACGGGAGGCATTGCATCTGACTTAGTTTCCCGTCGAGGGCGCTTTGCCTTTGACGGGATTGTGTTAAGCCACGCTGCTTGTTTTACGAACAGTGTTAGTTGTTGGAGCGTTTGTGCGAAAAAAGTTAGCGCGTTCTGCCACAAATTCAGCAACTTGCTCTTTAATCCAAACCCATTCACCATAAACTTTGCGGACGTTATCTGGTGTGCAGTCTAGCTTATCGCCGTCAAGCTTAAAGCCAGACCAAGAAACGGTTAGTTTAACAAGGTCATCAATGCTATCTTCAGCCAGCTTTTCAGCGTCAAAATCGACAGCTTTCTTGCCTTTTGAAATGCGGTTCAATGCGGTTTGTTGTTTTGCAAGCTGAATTTTGCGATACACTTTGCTATCTTGACCAAGCAAAGTAATCGTCATGCCCTCAATAACTTCTTCAGTTTCGGGGTGGACAATGTTTAGAACAGCGCCATCGTCAGCCATTACAGGCTTTAAGCTATTTAAATCCATTAGAAACTATCCTTCTAAATATCCGACTTTTGTCTTGGGTAGGCAAGTCGGATAGTGATTGCCTACCCAAGTTCTTCTAGCGTTCTAGCTAATTAGACTTTGATAATCGAGTTGTCAATTTCAAGCGTAACTTCTGCCATCGTAATAGCATCAGCATTGCCTACATTGACCTTGTAGGACATAACTTGCGAAGTGAAATACTGGATTTCACCGTTCACAAGAACAACCTTAACCGAAACAAGCGCATCCGTGCCAGCAGCAGCTTCAGCAGCATCTTGCAGAACGGTTTGACCAGTATCCGCATCAGAAACAGCCATAGTCAATGCTACGGAACCGTAGTTCAGCGAACCACGGCGCTTGGCAACAATGCCAGTAGCAAGCGGGGTGTGTGTAGCAAGGGCAGCTTCAGCACCAAACGAAGGCAATTCAGCCAATTCGCCGCAAGGTGAAAAAGTAAGTGCACCAAATCCAGCGGCATCATAGGTTGCGGGTGCGGTGGTCGAAACAGAGACAACAGTCCCTACAGACGAAACAATATCAGACATTTAAATTACTCCAATTGCAAGTGGTTTGGTTGTTATAGCATTTTTTTTATTACAAAGTAAGCCTATGTTAGCTGCCTTGTAATATCGTTGACTGTGACGCGAACCATCCCAGCAGGGGCTTGTCTTGACCAGCCCTCAAATTCAAGCCTGTAGATATACGGCAAGTTATTTGTAATCCACAAAACATTGCCCGTTGCTTTGGATATTGCGCTTAGAGAGCTAGCAATAGTTGAAGAACCACTTGCGTCAATTGACTCTGTTATGTTGTCGGTTGGGCTACCAATGCTTGTAAACCAATTAGCTCTTGCGCGGCCCGTATCTACAGGTGTTTTAAGCACGATGCCTGTAACTAAGTCCAAGCATATCTTACGCACTTGAGCGTCAGCACTCTTGCTGGTCTTGTCAATAAATTTGCTTATGTCTAATTTAAAGGTGCTCATACGAACGCCCGATAAGCAATACTGACAGGGATAACAAATCTATCGCCAGATATAAATGCAGCCGATTGTGACACGCTTTGAATGGTCACTATAAGGCTTTGATAAGTTAACCTAGCGCCACGCTGGAATGCAGCGGATACAGTATCAGCAACAGTCCTGCCAGCGCCCTTGCCAGCGTCCATAGGCGCATAAACAAGCACTTGGTATATGCCGCCCAGTTCATCGCTTGAGCCTGTGGCAATGCCTATAGGAATGGTTGTGCCTTGCAACAGGCTTTCAGACACATAGATTTGTCCAGCAACAGGCGTAAAGCTGCTGTTCTCCCAATGGGTAGGTAGGTTTAGCGTGTTAAGTTTTGTTGCCAACGCAGCGGCTATTTTGGAATTACTCATCTAAAGGTTCCACCAGTTGCATATCTATAGCCACCTTCTTGCCGTCATCCAGCTTGATGATGTAAGCTATTACATGATTATTCGTATCATATAGAACGCTGTCTAGAATGCCTGAGTCCCATTGTGATGGAAAAAATACGCGCTCGCCCGTAGCTATCATTAGTTTGCCCTTATTTGACAAATGTAAATTACGTCTTCACCAGTAAGGCGAATAGGCTGAACATTCATTATGCGATATGTTGTGCTGTCAACCAATGCCAAGCAACCAACATCAGGCGGCGTGCTTATCAGTTCAAGGATTAGACGTATGTCACCAGCCTTAATGCTTGTGCCGTCTATATCCTTTTTTTGATAAAGTGCTGGATAGCCTTTGCCCGTTATCGTCGTGCTAGTGTTCGTTCCAGTAACTGCGCCTGTTATTGGGTCTGTCCCGCCATACACAGGAAAGATAATGGACACCGCTTCGCCATATTTAGCAAGCAGCCTTGATGCTGTTTGCGCTTGGCTACTCATGTGCGAATGGGCCTAACTGAACCAAACCCGCTTTCAGATGCAGAATTTAGGTATGGCGTAACCATGCGATTAACCAAGGGATAGCGTTGCGTTGGGTCGGAATAATCTTGATATTCAACCTCAATCACATCTATCTTTTCGCGCCTTACTCTTTGACCTTGGTCAGCAAGCAAAGTCTCGCCAAGAGAGGCGCGAATAGCCATTTCAATGCAAGCATTTGCTACCTGAGTTGGCACAACATTGCTGGGGAAATTAAATCCATCAACAATTACGTTGTATCGGGGCCAAGAAAGCGATTGCGTTTCACTGACGCGATTGCCTTTCCACGCACTGCGATATGTGGCTTCTAGATAATCCGTAGCGTTTACTAAACATTGCTGCTTAATCGTTGAAGTTAATGCCGTCCAGCCCGCTATTCCACGGTCAGCAACATAGGTATCAGCAGATGCAGTGCTTGCATAGCTGTTAGCATTAGAAAGCCCCGCACCTGTTTCAACTACGAACGCCATGTATTAATCCTTTTTGGGTCGGCCACGTTTTGATGTCTTGAATGAAGGTTCTTCTGCTTCATAAGCTACTAGCGCATCTTCTTGAGGTTCCGCTTCAAGCTCATCCACCACTTCAGGCTCTGCGTCAACTTTAGGTTGAGCGGCTTCAGTGACTTCTTCTACGTCCAGTTTTTGATGGATGGGTGTGCCAGCAGGAGCAAAGATTGCATCCATGATTTTGTATCCATCAGCTTGCAACTTAGCTTTGCGTGCGGGGCTAATGGGATGCGGTTCGTAAATAATTTTAGCCATAAAATACTCCTAATAGATTGGGGGCCAGCACTTTACTACCAGCCCCCTTACTATGGTTTAGGCGTCAGCGTCACCAATTGCCAAGACACCAGCGGTGTGCTTGATGGAGGTAGCTACCTTGTCCCAGTTGGTTCCAGTTGCCAGTTCTGCGTCCGTTGGCGACTTGCCACCGTTCGTAACATCCCAGCTATAGCCCTTCAAAGCCACGCCAAAGGTGTAATCAACTTGCATCGTTGTTTCGATACGGGTCTGACCGTTGTTGGTTTCGATGTTGCTGATAACGTCACCGCCGTCATAAACGATGGCTGCACTATCTGCCAAGCCAAGAACCTTTGACTTGTTAGGCGTGCCAGCAGCATACAGCGCAGGGGCGTCAGTCACGATGACAGGACGGCCAAGGATGTCTACAACTTGCACGTTCTGAGCAACAAACAACTGTGGAGTGTTGGTAAGGTTCTGCGAAATCAACTTATGATATGCAGCACCGTTCATTACGTTAGCAACAATGCTCGACGAATGGTCACCAAACAAAGCGTTGGCGGAATTCATCGTGCCATAGCTTACAGCAGCCGAAGCAGAAACGTCTACGGTTGTTGCAGTGCTTTGGTTGGCGATTGCGGCAACAAGAGCAGCAATTGCAGTGTTCAACTGGTCAGCCATCAGTGCTTCAGCAAAGTTACGCGATGCAACTTCAATGCCTTCCGATGTTGGCTTCTGCAACCAAGTAAGCTGCGAAGGCTCAAAGCGGATTGGGCCGAAACCACCAGCAACCTTGACGCCGTTCAGCTGAAGCTGAGTAAGGTCAGTTGCAGTAGGCGTGCCCTGTGCAGCATAACGGTCAACTCGACGCTGTGCAGAGTGGATGGCAGCGAAGAACGACTCTTGATAGAAATCGCCGTCAAAGCCAGTTGTGGTCAAACGGATTGCGCCGTTTGATGCTGCGTTAAACTTGTCAACCATTTGAGCCAGTGTCTCAATGGTGGCTGGCATTACGTATTCATTGAATACTTTCATTTGCGAAAGTGACATAACTTAAAATCCTTATTGAAGGTCAGGGAACATTTGTTTAATTGCGTTTGCTCGCTGCACCTTGTCGCCACCAAGGTTGCCCTTGGGTGCAATAGGAATGCCATTGCCTGTTCCGCCAGTGGCTCCACCACCAGAGTTAGCGGGTGCGGAAACAAAGTGCTTACCTTCATCGCCAGCGGCCCATTCAGCAATTGCGTCATTCAGCGGCTTATCACCCATAAGTGCAGAATATTGACCATTCTCCGCCGTTAGCTTGGTTTGAGACTTTAGCATGGCTTTTGCAGCGGCCATGAATTCAGCTTTAATACCAGCTTTAAGCATCGCATCGTTTAGCCCGTTATCGATTAAGTAAGATTGCAGTGCGCCGTCCTTTTCTGTCAGGCTTGTCTGCAATGTTTCAATCGTTTTAGTGCTATCCTTGGTCGTTTTATCGAGTTGCAATTTAAGCGTTTCATTTTCAGTCTGAAGCGCCATAAAATCGTTTGGGTCTATCTCAACTCCCTTTGCTTTCGCTCTGGTAATTTTAACTTCTCCTAGAAGTTCGCGGTTTTTGGCACTCAGCGCCTCCATTGCGGCTTCTAACTCTGCTATCCGTTCTTCACTCATAGTGTTTGTCCTCTGGACTAATGTTGCCCCTCGGGGGCGGTTAATGCTTTGGCACGGCCTCCGCATATTTCTTTTATTATCATGCTACAGACAATAATACTATAGCCGTGATAATTGTGTCAGTGTAAGTGGATTGCCACGCTGGTCTAATAATTGCGATAGCGTTATTTTACCAGCACGCCACAATTCTGCCTTTCCTTTACCAAGCATTTCGTCAGCGAATGATGCTGGCTTGCTTTTTAAGAATTGGTCGAATGATAAATCAGCAGCAACTTGCCCGTTCATACTAGCACGGGTTGTTTGCGCTATTTCTTTTGCCACAGGCTCATTGCGTATTTCAGCAAATGATTTTGTTATTGGCACATAGCTTGACCTACACGACCAATGGGCAGGAGGGCCGCCATTCCACGGTATCTTATGGCCTATTGGCTTAAAGTCTGGAAATGTCCACGTTTTGCCAGAGCGTGCAATACATATTTCGCTGGTGCGGCTATCCAATGTAGATACCCATTGCACGGCCTTGATGATGTCTTGATTTTCCATCAGGCCAGCCATGCGAGCCTCGTTTGCAATCGTTTGGACGCCAGTTCGTGTAATAGCCATTGCATCGCGCCGTGCCTTAGCAAGCGCCTCTGGGCCTTTGTCAGAACCATTACCAACAATAGCCTTAGCTATTTCTCTGTTTGTCTGCCCAAGCGTTACGCCGTTCTTAATGGCACGCTCAATGTCAAACTTTGCTGACTCATTTAATCTGCTAAACCATTCACCAATTGTCGCGCCCTGTATAAGCGCCGATTTAGTGATTGCATCCACAACAGATGCTGGCGGTATTACTGTATCTATTCCTACCGACACAAACGCGCTTTGCATGAAAGCAGCTTCCGTAGTTGCCAATTCACTGAGATTTGGCGGTGTTATAGACACCATTGCCTTTAGCTCATTAATAGCTTTGGTTAGGCGCTTACCCTTATATGTGGAAATTTCATCGCCCTTTAGCGCCTTTTCTATTTCGGCAGCTATGGCATCCAGTTGCTTATTTATAGACCTATCCTGCCCACCAATAATCCGCTGCAAAAGCAGTTGCCGAATTGTGATTAAGTCAAGCAGTTGGTCAGATAAACTCACGGTGATACAGGCCAGTTAATGTTAAACGGGTCACTTTGAGTGGTTATATCGCGCAATGCTTGGCGATAAGAAGCCCATTCAGCAATTTTCACATCTGACATTGGCACATCAGAAAATTGCGTCCAATCGCACATTGCAAGTTTGCCGTTACGTTGTCCGCGAACCATGCCCCATTCTTGCTGCGTGCGAACAGCTATTTCCTCATCGTTCATCGTCATGATAATACGAGTCTGATAGTAAACGCCATTGTCTGTAGACTTAATCGGGGCCACTTCTTCCAGTTTCTCAAATACGCCGTGTTCTGGCGGCATGGAGAAATCATAAATGCCAAAGCCATGCGGTTCAATGTGTTCAGGCAACAGCGGGAAAGGTAGCGACAGCGATGGATTAAGCTGTTGGAAATTTTCCAATGTGATTGGGTTGCCGACAGGCTGACCCTCTATAAGTTCAATAAGAAACATTAGACGTTACCTGTGTTAGTTGAAGGAAATGAGCGTCCTGCGCCCCAGATAATGCGGACTGCGCCGCCAGCGCCAGCGCCGCCGGGTTGCGGAAATTGAATACCAATTGACAGGTTTTGTGACCAACCACCTCTACCCCCGCCGCCGCCGTATGCACCACCCAGCGCGCCATCACGACTGACCTCAACGTTTGTAGAAGTGCCTCTAGCGCCGCCGCTCCCACCAAAACCACCGCCGTTAGTAGAGCCAGCGCCATTGGAGCCTTGGCCTAGAAGACCTACTCCACCGCCACCACTGCCGCCGCCCCAAAAATAAAAAAAGTCAGTAGAAGTTTCAGTGCCTATACCCCCGCCACCACCGCCACCGCCAGCGCCGCTTGTAGCCGCAGAGCCAGCGCGTCCGTTGCCGCCGCTTCCTGAGTAGCCCCCCGCCCCGCCGCCGCCGTTGCCAGTGGTTACGCCAGTGCGAGTTTCACCAGTGCCGCCAGAGCCGCCGCCATCCCCTACGACAAGAGCGCCTACGTTGCTCTGTATTGCGCCGCCACTGGCTTCGACCAACGCAGTCGCTGACCTTGAAACCTTACTGCTCCCTCCACGGGAACCACTAACAGTAGTCGCGGAAGCAGCCCCTCCAGCCCCGACTACCACAGTCAACGTCTCGCCCGCTGTCACGGCTATGCTGTTTTTATAGGCAAGTCCTCCGCCACTTCCAGCAGAGGCGCTGGTAACACCTCCACCTTCCGCATCAGTGCCACCGCCGCCACCGCCAACGACCACAGCCGAAATGCTTGTAACGCCCGCAGGGACAACAAAACTAAATGTGCCAGCAGTAGTGTATGCTTGCTGACCTTGAGGAAGGCCACTAAGCCCACTAGTCATTAGTAATGCGCGAGATACGCTATCCATATCAATCTACAAAATTCGTTTGCGCCACGCCGCGCCAGCGAGTGCCGCCGTCATCAGTGACGAAAGTAAATAGGTGTGTTTTTCCTGTGGTGAGATC